ATGTAAATGTTTTAGGTTTATCAGATAATACTTGAATCAACTCAAATCCTCGCATAAGTCCTAATAAGTTAGGAATAGGATTTTGAGTCACTTGGAATACACTAGGTATTTTTATAATATTAGCTACATATTTCTGCGCTTCATCTAATGTGTAATCAAATTTAACATTATAATCAGCATTCTTAGAAGGTGCAACATCTACACCTTTTTTAGTAGCTTCATCAATTATGTTTAGGAAATATGATCGTGCATCTCCTTTTGTTTTCATATTAACCTCCTAAAATTCGTGCCATTCGTAAATAAATTCTATTTCTGCATCTGCGCTGTCTATGTTTTCAAATAAAGCTACAATTATTCTTTCAGTTTCTAAAGCTGTATAGTATCTACCGGACACAGAAGCAAAAGCTTGTGAAGTTGATGCTATTACCCCTTTTCCTGTTGTAGCATATAAGTTTAAATCATCAATTGTATTATTTGCATCAGTTGTTCCAATAGGATTAGCAGCGTGAACACCTCTATACTCTACTATTGATTGAGTAGATGGGTCTAATACAGCATATTTTTGATTAAAAGCAGGTACAGTGTCAACAACTGCTGGTAAGTCACCAATAACCTTACCAATGATTGTTTTAAAATTAACAGGTGCGTTGTATGCTTGTACAAACCTTGATTCTGCATGATGATTTAACCCAGCTGGCACTCTTAGTGTCAATACACCAAATTGTCCTGATGGCAAAGTAAACTTCTTTGTTATTTTTCTTGAGTAACCATAAGATAACATTACATCATCATGTTGTCTAATACCTATTCCTGTACCATTTGAAATTGGTTCTTGCTCTCCGTTTTGACCTTCTACAGATAATGGGAATCCTGTATTACCACTTAAAGATTTGTTTAGTTTAATATTAGTATCATTTTGTAACATAATTACCTCCTAATATGCCACTACAGAACCACTTGTAACGGTAATCTCTGTAAATTTACCATATATAGATTGACCTGCTACTAATGTTATAGCTTGTGGACTTGCAGCGTTAACCCAATCAACTTCTACGCTTATAGATGCGTTTGTAATACAATTTATTTTAATTGCATTTACTTCAGTTGTTCCTGATGTTAAATAAACACCATTAGAACCTAAATCTTTATTTATTTTTATATTAGTATCGTTTTGAAGCATATTATACCTCCATGCCTAACTCTTTTTTAATATTATCAATTTTCTTTACATGCCATGACTTAATACCTTTAGATTTAGCAAGTTGTCTGATTTCATCATCTGATAATATTTCTTTTACTTCTTCTAGTTCAACCTCTTGGCCTTCCCAAGTACAACCAGGTAGTTTAGTTTGTAAGATATGAATGATTTTAGGGTCTTGTGTCTCTAATTCACCATTTTCATCAAACTTACATACAACAAATCTATTTGAAGCACCTGTTTGTTTGTTCTTAATCGTTTGTATTACTGTATGATTCTGTGCAAATTTAAATTTCATTTGTCCTCCTAATAAAAAATAGCAAGGCTATTAAACCCTGCTATTCTATTTTATTTTAGCCTACGTTTTCAATTACTTTTACATATGCTGCATGATCTGTTAACAACTTATCAGTACCAGCAGGTGTTAATGTAAGTTCAATTGTACCATCAGCTTTCTTACAATTAGCTGTATCAACACAAATTACTGCTTCTGTGTTCTTAGTAACTGTACCTGTGATTTCTTTACCGTTCCACATTTCACCTGTTCCAAATGAATAAGTGATATTGCCATCTGCTAATGAACCAGTACCACCGATAACAACTAGCATGTTTTCTTGTGTGTTTGATAAAGTAAATACTTCTGCTAAACCATCAGTATCAGCTGTTGCTGCATTTGATGTTACTGTAGTAATTTCGTTTCTATCTGTAATAATAGATTCTGTTACTGCTACAGCAAAGTGTTGTAAATTAAATTTTAACATTATTCAATACCTCCGTATTTTATTTTTTTAATGCTTCTTGAATAGTCATGCCTTTTCTAAGTCTTCTATAAAGTGTTGTTCTTCCTATACCAAAATGTTTACACAAATCTGTTTTGTTTACAAATCAGAAACATCTATATAGAAGTCTCACTCCCAAAAGTAGCCGCGCCTGCTACTAACTCTTGATCTTTAATAACTTTAACACCAAATACATGTAAACCTCTTACTAAGTCATCAAATGTATTGATTGCTCTTAATGTTTCAGTTTCTAAGATTTGATCTGCCATTGCTAATGCCATGCCTGAACCAGCCATAATTTGTGAAATAGGTGTAGCTTCAGTACCTGTGTTGATAACTTGGTTAGTAACGTAAATGTCAAAACCTAATGTATCGCACCACATCATACCGCCTTTACCTTTGATGCCTTCATTAATTGAAAATTTAACACCAGCTAATTCCAATTTTAATTGCATCCATGGAGGAATAACCATCCACATATCAGAAGGGTCAACGTCTGATTCAGCTAACTTTTGCTTAAATGCACCGATAAATGATAATACATTAGCACTTGTAATTGTAGCTGCAGTAACAGTTTTACCAGCATCAGAGTATTTGTTCATAATGAATGTATCACATGTTTGAGCCAATTTATACGCTGCTCTTTGTGCTTGTGAACCTTTCATATCCATTGATGCTTGAGCTGCTTCAATATCGCCAACTTTAAATGCAAACGCATTAGCTTGATCTACTAATAATGTAACTCTTGAATCTTCTAAAGATTCATAAGTAATATCAGAACCAGTGTAACTAAAGATTGTAGGGTCTGCTAAACCGTTAAAGTAAACTGCATCACCTTGTTTCTTAATTTCACCTGTGTAGTCTGTATTACAAATTTTCTTACCTACAAGTTTTGATTCTAATGTTCTTAAAATAGTTGCTGCCCACACTTTAGGAGCAAAATTCTTAGTACTCATTTAGTTCTCCTTTACCATGATTTCATGGATTTATAAATAAGGTCAAGATTCTTATTCACCTCTGCTTGCGACATGTTATTCACTTGGTCTTCAGTAAAATAAGATTTCTCGCTTCCGTTGTCAGATAATGCACCAGGTGTTGCTTCACCATTAGCTTCTATCTGCTTTATAGTATTTTGTTGTATTTGATTAGTTTTCTGACTTATGATATCTTGTCTGTTGGCTAGAAAATAAGCATCTGATAGCGTATTACCATTTTCAACATACTTGATAATCTGATCTGAATTAGGTAGCTTTACTAGGTCATCAATACCATTAATAGTAACGTCTAACTCTAACCCTTTTAAGTCATTGTTTAATTCGGACAATTGATTTTTAATATAGGCTTCTTGTTTACTTTGCTTCATTGCTTGATATTCAGGATCATTCGCCTTCATTTGGTTATAAACTTCCATAGGATCTGATTCGCCATCATTCATTTTAGCAAGTAATTCCTTTTGCCTTTGCTCTGCGATTGCTTTGTCATACTCTTCTTTAGTATGGATACCATGACTTTCACCATATTGATCAGATATGAATTTGTCTATAGCCGCCTTTTCTGCTTTTCTTCTGACTTCAGCAAACTTAGCATTATCCTCTTTTGATTGTTTTTCCACTGTATCGGTCGCGACTTCCGATTCTACGCTTTCAGTTTCTACAACCTCTGTAGGTTCTGTAGTTTCTACTACTTCTGTAGTTTCCACTGTTTCTTGAGGATTCACGACTTCCTCTACTACTGCGTTTTCAGTATTCTCATTTAACATATTCAATTCTCCTTTTTCTATATACATTATAACATTATGTTATAAATAGTGCAAAATATTTTGCGTTTAGTAGTTAACAGGTGTTTTACTGTCTCTTATTACTACTTTATACTTAATACATTCCTTGTTAAGACAACCATACTTTTGTATTTGGTCTATATGACCATTTTCATCAGGTTCAGTACAATAACTGTCTATGCTTATAATAGGACTCTTACACGAACATAATTCTCTAGCCATTGTTTACCCCCAATCCGTCTAGTATCGTTGGGTCTTGCTCAACTATTTGACGTTCTTCAGGTGTTAATTGATTCATTACTTCGTCAGCTTGAGTACTTACCATTTGTTGTTGGTCTTGAACCTGTGATTGCATTTCCTGTTGTTCTTTCATCATTTCAAACTCTTCTTCCATTTCTTC